TACAATTTACACAACAGCTAAACCAGGTGCGGCAGACACTGCGTTACAAGGTACTTTCGATCTTGACGTAGACGCAAATGGTCGTTGGTCAGTTGAGAAGTTCAAAGGTCTTATGTTCCAAATCGAGCAAGAAGCTAACGCTATTGCTAAAGGTACAAGACGTGGTAAAGGTAACATGGTTATCTGTTCATCTGATGTTGCTTCTGCACTTCAAATGGCAGGTGTACTAGATTACACACCAGCACTTAACAGCAACGCACTAAACGTTGATGACACAGGCAACACATTCGCAGGTGTTCTTAACGGACGTTACAAAGTGTATATCGATCCATATGCAGTAGGCAACTACTTGGTAGTAGGATACAAAGGTTCTTCATCTTTCGATGCAGGTCTATTCTATTGCCCATACGTACCATTACAAATGGTTCGTGCAGTTGGTGAGAACAGCTTCCAACCAAAAATCGGGTTTAAAACTCGTTACGGTATGGTTGCTAACCCATATGCACACGGCGCGGCTCAAGGTTCTGGCGCACTTACTGCCAACCTTAACGAATACTACCGTCGCGTTAAAGTGGACAACTTGTTCTAAGAATAAGATATCGGATAACGATACTAACTTTAAGGGAAGCTTTCGGGCTTCCCTTTTTTTGTTTAATTTTATGAGGATTGTGTTTATGACTATAGAAGAACTAAAGAAAATGAATGAAGTTTTTTATGCTGTTAAAGGACACTTGTTTCCTACTAGTTACGGCTTAGTAGAAATACGAAATGTTTACGACAGCTACTTTAAACGTCTTTGGGGTAATCACGAAAGATTGGTGAATAGTCGGGAAGACTTTGAGGCTGTTTGGGAAGCCAGAACAACTTGGCTTTACGATATAGAAGAAGATTAAGCCAAATACTCAGAAAGTTTGTGTGCTTTGCGACAGAAATCGTGATAAGCACTTGTTACTTTGTAATGGTTATAGAAGAAATACTTACGAACTCTTTGCCAAATGGTTCTCTCGTTCATCGGATAACCAAACGAAAACACAATGCATTCATAGTGCGTGTAGTTTCTATTTGTTTGTATGTTCCAAAATTTTGTCAAATCTAAATCTGTGTATGGTTTTTCTCTTCTGCGCTGCTGGGGAGCTTCATGGTATAACAAATCGTCATATACAATATGTAAAGTAATGCCACCATCAGACCACCAAGGAACTTCTTTGCAAGGTCGTTCAACTGTATTGATTACATTATCGTACCAATGTATATCACAACCTAGACTATTCATTTCAGAAACAAATTGCCTCTTTTGTTCTTTAGTATTAAACACAACACCAATATATCTATGTCTTGAATCATCATGACCTTGGCAACTAGTAAAGGTAAGGTAGCCTTTTTTATGTAGAGCTAGGACGCCTTCTTTAACTTCTGGCTCTAAATTATCTTCAATGATGTCAGAATATTGACTGACAAACGTACTTACATAGTTACCATCTTCATCTTTAAAACAATACGTTCTGCCATTTATGAGGTGATCATTACCCTTAACAAACATAGCATAGCGATGCCCATCCTCTGCCGATTGCAGTAGAGGCTGATTTTGTTCTTGTTGTTGATAGTAGGGAACTACAATTTCATATTGGCTTTTCAATAGGTTCTCCATAGCAATAAAGGGGCTTGACGCCCCCTTATTTATGTGTTATTCTAAAAGTTTACATACCTAGTGCTGACATATACATTTCTGTAACAGCATTTTCGTTATCGACATCATCACGATTACGTTTACGGATTGCCACGATTTTACGGATAATCTTAGCTTCATAACCACGAGATTTTGCTTCTTGTAACACTTCTTTTGTGCTATCAGCAATACCTGCTTTTTCAGCGTCAAGGGTTTCTACACGCTCTACAAAAGATCGCAATTCCTCAGCGGTTACCTTATATACCTGTTGTGATGAGTCAGATAAGATAGTTTCTGTTGTACCGTTATTCATTATATATTCCTTTTCAATTTGTAGTATTTATTGTAGGTCTGTTTGACCTTAGCTAGTTCTGGATGTCGATGTATCCACTGTCCTGTTGAAGGATCGAATTGTTCTCGAAAGAACCTATCCATTACCTCGTGACCAGTATCTATAGACGTATCGACTTCCAAACATTTCTTATCAAATTCTGCATCTGACATTATCTCAGAGTTTTCAATCTCGTAAGCATATGCGGCTATGCAGAGTTTGATGCGAAGATGAGTCTGCCTTTCGACAGACCCACCCCATTTAGGTTCGTCTTGTAAGAATGCTTCTAGTGACATTATCCCCCTACTGTTTTCATGTGTTCTTCCACAGACCAATCGAACCATGCAGAAGCTAATTTAGATTGATTAGTTGAAGATATGAAATCACCCATCTTTGACCAAATTTCAGACTGAACTAAATCCCAATCAATACCGTGACCGTTCTTTTCTGAATTACTGACGTTCCAAACGGCAACATCAAATGCTTTATTCATTTCACCAAATAGTTCTTGTTGATTTGACTTATACATTTTGTATCTCCTACCAATACTTTTCTACAGTTACAGACCAATGGGCTTCTTGCCACTGTTCACCAGTAACAGAGCTAATACCATCATTGAAAAAAGGACCTCGTACATAATAGTCTGCATTAGGCGCAGTATCACGAACGTTTGCATAGCTATCTACTTTTTTCTGGGCGGCGGCCTCAGTTGCGTAGGTGAATGTTTCTTTCTTATGCATTGTAATGTCTCTCTTGTTGTTACCTATACTGTATAGTACATGATTCGTATGGTGTCAACAGGTTTATATAAAAAAATCTTCTAAAGTTGTAGGTTTTTCGTACTGTGGAACTAAAGTACCGTCTGTTACTTGACGATCAAAATTCATAATACGATCACCAAGCCACTTAACAACAGGAACTGTCATTCCATTCAGCATGTACAATTGCATATTAGATAGATCACAACCATCAAAAAAGTCAGTAGGGTAACCCTGTAGGGCTAAACGCTCATTAACAGCCAACTTACGTAGACCACCACTGTCTAGTACCAGATCAGTAAAGTCTTTGTAATCACGTTTCAAGATAGTAGATGCTACTCCTTTTTCGCCAAACTGGTCACTTCTTTGTCTAGTAAAGAAGGCAAATGGATATCCGTCTTTGCATCCCTGTTCAAAATTCCAAGGGCGGCTTTCTTGGATATGTAAAGTTTTGGATTGGATTGCTTTGTCACTGCGCTCGACAAATCCGAATATATCGGCTCCTTCGGGGATTCCATCACGGACTGCCAGAATGTAAACTCTACGTCTTCGCTGTGGGACTCCAAAGTATTGGCTGTCGCACATCGTCCAAGTCGCATCGTACCCGATTTCGGCAAGGTCTTGGAGAATGACATTAAGTCCTCTTGAAAGCAATGCGCTGACGTTTTCAATAACTGCATATTTTGGTTTTGTTTCATCAATTAATCTCCTAAATTCACGCCAAAGGCCAGAACGTTCGCCTTCAATGATACCTTTGTTTTTACCAGCTATAGATATGTCTTGGCACGGAAATCCACCGCAGATCAAATCAAAGTCAACCCCATCACGTTTAAGGTCTTCGCCAGTTACTGTTGTGACGTCACCATATATGGGAACCCCTTGCCAATTCTTTTTCAAAACACGTTTGGCGTATTCTTCGTATTCACAAAACGCAACAGTCTCCATACCAGATTGTTCAAACCCTAGACTGTAACCACCACTTCCACTGAATATGTCGAATACCTTCATGCTTCGTTTCTTTCTATGATATAACCACCAAATTCACCATAGCGAAAAAATTCAGTGTATTTGTATGAACTAAAAAGAGTTTCTGGATTTATCGGACGCTGTACACCAGACAAAGATAATTCTTTCTTTATGATATCGTCTGGTTTCGCGCCACTTTGCATCTTTGCTCTCAACGTAAGTCGAGAAAGCACGGTAGATACATACCCACCTGTGGGAATAGTTTTCTCTACTATCACCAAAGCACCATCATCTCTGAGACTATCCATCATACGATCAAGCAATAGGTTTCGTCTGTGTGGTGGTATGAACATCATTGTGAGAAACATTACACCAAAGTCAAACTCTTCAAATGAATGTTCTGTGGCATCTGCAACAATCACAGGATTGTCACCAGTGTACATATCAGCCATTTGTTGGCTTTTCTCAATCGGAATAAAGTTTACGTTTCTCTCAATGAGAATAGACTTCAAGGTACGCTCTACATTACCTGTACTCGCACCAACATCATAAACAGTACCTTGCTCTGGTATGTAGTGATTAGCTATTTGGGCAATAGCACTACTTACCATATCGTACCAAGGTAGTTGTTCGCGCACATGATCGTCAAAGTTGCAAGCAACCTTGACGTCATTAAATGTCCAGTTTGTGGGTATATCAATCATATTCCATACTTTCTTTTCATACATATTACATTATGATTAGTATGGTGTCAACTACAATTTTCCATCTTCTCTCATTTGTTTGCGAATTTTTGTAGCAGAGATGTTATGCACTTCTTCACCAAGATCGTGTTCGGTAAATGTGTATCCTACACCACGTCCATAACTGATATCAACAATGTTAGGAACCTCTAAGATAAGGTAATCGTGACCGTTGTAGAAGCCGTGTGGGGCTAGTCCACTTTCGATGTTAGCAATGACGTCAATCATCCCAAAGGGGTTGTCATCTTGCGCTACAGTGCGCCCAGCGCCCGCGTCACCGTCATACTTGAACACGTCACGTACCATGATAACAACTTGTCCAGTGATAGCGTGAGCCTTCTTAAATAGGGCTGTATGACCATCGTGCCAAGGTTGCCAACGCCCCAACATCTGTACTGTTGGTTTCTTGTAATCAAACATTA